ATTGGTCTCAATGACAAACTGTTGCAGCAGTATGTTGAGTGGATTGCAAATCGTAGAATGAAGGCGATTGGTCTTCGCCCACTTTATGATATTCCAGCAAAGAACAATCCACTTCCTTGGACTGAGCATTGGATTTCCTCTAAGGGACTTCAAGTGGCACCTCAGGAAACAGAAGTTGAGTCCTATATCGTCGGAGGAATCAAACAAGATGTTACCAAAGATACTTTCTCAGGATTCCAACTATGATGAATGGTGTGAACAGGAACTCCTGAACGCATATAAGGACGCTGCAGAATCTGATCTTTTTTTATTTGGAGATTATGATTACTCTTATGTTTGGAAAGATTCAAAAAGTAACGATGTTTATTAAGTGTGTGAGAGGGTCTTCGGACCCTCTTTTTTTATAAATAAAACTATAAAAGAAAAAAGTAACAAATGGAAAGGATTACTGGATCTGACGCTTTGGGATTAATTGAAGCATATAATAATGTTTATGCTCCACAAGAACTTACTGAAGAGCAAGTTTGGGAAGAAGTTGAGAACTGGGTAAACTCACTTGTAGAAGAAGGTCATGATCTGAGTGAATTTACTTGGGAAGATATGTATGAAGAATATATTTCGGAAATTCCCATTAATCCTGGGGGAAATAGACCAATTTCTAATGCACCATATCAGTCAAGATTTGCTCGCCCAATGAATGCTGGAACTCCTCAACAAACTGGTAGAGGAACTGCAGTTTCAAGACCACAAATTGGTGGATTGGGTGGATTGGGTGTTGGATATAGGGGAGCAGAACTTCAGCAAGCAGCAAGAGCAAGAGCATCTCAGGTAGGGACTCCAAGACAAGGAAGTGCTGGCGGTCCTACAACTGGTGGCAATACTCCAATTAGACCAGCAGCAACTGCTAGACCTGCTGCACAAGCACCAGCAAGACCCGCTCCTGCTGCTAGACCTGCTGCACAAGCACCAGCAAGACCCGCTACAGCACCTGCAGGCGTACCTAAACCTGCTGTTGCACCAGTTCCCAATCTACCTGGATTGTCTGGAACTGGCGCATTAAATGCTCCAGCAAGACAATCTCTTGCACAGCAGAGAGTAGAATTACAAAAACTGAGACTAGCATCTCAAATGCGCCAAGCAGGACAAAATGTTGTAAGCACTCAATTGGCACATTTTGATCCGTTTGATGTTGTATTGGGACACCTGATCGATGAAGGTTATGCTGATACTGAAGAATTTGCACTTCAAATCATGGCAAACATGAGTGAAGAGTGGAGAGAGAGTATTCTTGAAGGTGTTGTAGACAGTGAAACATTGACTTCTGATCAAAGGCGCAGAAAAAGAAATGATGAATATAGATCTGAAAACCCAACTCTTCCCAGTGGAAATCCTATGGGACCAAATGCTCAATTAATGAGACAGATGGCACATGCCAAAAGAAGAGGTAAAAAAGCAAAAAAAGATTGAGATAATTTTCTAAACTGACACACTAGAGGGTCTAACCAACCCTCTTTTTTTATAAATAACTAAAAAAGTAAGAAAGAAACATGAAGTCTTTTAGTCAGTTTTTGCATGAATCATATTTGAATGAGGAAGTACCAGCAGGTATGACTAGAGATCAATTTAATTCTTTACCTGCAGAGTCAAGAAGAAGATTGGGTGGAAGTAAGGCTGCTTTAGGAAGACAGGGACAACCATTGCAAGGGGGTGCTTCTGCTCCTGCGATTAGATCTGCAAGAGCATCTGCAAACGCTGCACCAGAAGTTACAACGACAAACGATATTGCATCTAGAACAACTCAACCTAATGTAGAACCAAAAGTAACTAAAGTATCAAGTCCGGCAAGAAAACCTGGCGATCCATGGAATTGGTTCCCTAAAAAACGTCAACCACAATTAGGTCTTCCTAAAGAAGGTCCTTCAAGTAGAATTCCAAATAAAACACTTACCCCTGCAGGCGGAACAACTCCAAAAGAGGCATTACCTCCTATAGGATCTAGAGAAAGGGGTGGAGATTTAGCAAGACGCACTAGTCGTAATCCTGGTATTCCAGATGCTATGATGCAAGGCGCACAAGATGCTGCAAATAGAACAAACACACCAAGACCAGGAAAAACTCCAAAACCTTCAAATTCATCATCTAGTTCAACATTTGGTGTGGGGAAAGAAACCGTAAAAGCATCTACTCCACAAGCACAACCACAGAGATCAACTACTAGCAGTGGAAGAAGAGAAATTACTCCAGAAATGGAGGCAGAAATTCGTAAAATTAGAGCAGACAGAAAGGTGGCAAGGGCAGCAGCATATGATGCTAAGAATTCTTCAAGTGCATTAGCAAAAAGACAATCATCAAGTTTAACCAATACAGGAAAACCATCTTCTTCTGCAATAGTACCAGCGTCAGCAGGAAAACCACCCGCTGGGGTAAAACCAAGCAGATTTGGTAGGATTGCTGGACCTGCTTCTGCAGTACTAGATACTGCACTCTCTACTGCCGATGAAAGAGCAAAAGGATCTGGATGGGCAAGATCACTCGCTAAAGGTGCTACAGTTGCCGCTGGAGGACTTCTTGGTGGTACTGCAGGAGCAATTGGTGGTGGTGGATTATTGAGTGCCGCCACAGGAACTGCTGGCGCTATGGCGGGCGGTGCTGCTGCAGAAAAGGCGTTTGACACTGTTGCTGGAGCAAATGCTAAAGAAAGAAAAGCAATGGCAACTGCGAATCGTCAGCGCCAAGCAGGAACTGCACTTAAAGGTATTGGTGGTAAAACAACCTTCGATACTAAAAAGAATACAATGACTACAGGAACTGGAGCACAAAGAAAAACAGTTGGTCTTGCTAAGACTGGTGTAGTTCAAAGAGGTGGTCAATCTGTTGCGGGACATCTTGCATATAAAGGTGGCAAAGCAGTTTATAAAGCGGGCCCAAGTGCTCAGTCACTTGCTAAGACTTCTTCTAATCCATTAGAAAGAATTGGTAGATCTTTATTTGCTGGTGCATACAAGAAATCTGATGCGGCAAATGCTGCTAAGAAACTTGCTACCGCAAGAGCAAACGACGCTGCTCGTAATAAGGCACTTGGTGTAAAATCAAAACCTGCAGGTTGATTTTTATAAATATCTTTATAAAAAGGTATTAAATTTATAACCATGTCTAGAATTTCGCAAGACTTTGTTAATAATGTTGGTTTTTTATATGAGCAAATTCATGTAAAAGACCAAAATTTTTTAAATGAAGAATCTGAGTATTATGATGAAGAAACTGCAGAACTGACAGAAGATATTATTCTTTCTTTATCTTTGGCAATGTTTTCTGAGGGTTATACTGCTGAAACTTTTGTTAAATTTTTAGTGAGTTCTGATGAAGAAGTTATTTTAGAAAAATATTTAAGTACTGATATAAATTTTATTTCTGAAGAATCAATTTATAATGATTTTGTTGAAGAGCAGTTTGAACTTCTTGAGGTTGCTGGATTAATAAAACTTTTAGGAAGAGGTGCCAAAGCTGCTGCTAGTGGAATTAAAGCAGGAGCAAAAGCAACTAAAGGTGCTGTTAAAACAGGAGTTACAAAAGTAGCAACTGCTGGAGTAGAATCAAAAATTGGTAAAAAACTTGTAACAAATAAAGGACCTAATATTTCTGGTCCATTTAAAAATGTATCTGGAAGAACAGGTTCTGCACAAGATAGAAGAACGGCTGCTTTAGAAAAACTTTCAAAAAGACAAGCAACTAAAGCAGGTATAGAAGTTCCAAAAGGATCATTAAATCCAACACAAGCAACCGAATTAATAAAACAAGCAAGAACTGCAAGAGCAATTAAAGGTGTAAAGACTGCTGCAAAATATGCATTAGCCGGAGGTACTGGTGTTCTTTCTGGATACATGGGAGCAAAACTTGCTGGTGGAGGTGGTGATGGTAAGGTAGGACCTAAGATTGTGGGACCTAAAATTGTAGGACCTAAGATTGTAGGTCCAAAATCTTCATCCTCTTCAGATGGTGGTGGTGGATCTAATTCTTCAGGTGGTGGTGGCAGTGGTGGTTCTTCTAAACCTTCTTCAGGAGTTCCAAAACCAGCACCAGCAAAACCTGCTGCTAAAACTGATATGCAAAAGTGGGCAAAGGCAAATCCACGTCTTGCTCAAGCAGAAAAATTAAGACAACAGGGTGCATCCAGACAAGATATTAATAAAGTTTTATATGATAAAGGAACTGCTGCTTCTCAAGGATCTGGTCAAAGTAAAATGGAGAGAGATGCAGAAGAACTGCGTAGAATGACTAACAAATCAAAACAACGTCAAGGACAAGAAATGGGAGGCCCTGAGGGACCTGGAAAAATTGATACAAAAGCAGTTGAAGCAGACATAAAGGCGGCACAAGAAAAGGAGAAAGAAAAATTAAAACAAAAATCTGCTGAAGTTGCTAAAGAATCATATGAACCTTATGACGTTATTTTAAATTACTTGCTGTCTGAGGGTCATGCAGACACCTTAGACGAGGCAAATTACATTATGATGGAAATGGATGAAACTGCAATTGGTACAATCATAAAACAATATGAGGATTATTTACTTGCTGAAGAAATTCAAGAGTGGGTAAATGGTCTTGTAGAGGAAGGTTATGATCTTTCACAATATACATGGGATGATATGGTTGAGTATTACGTAACTCAGAATTGATCATATTATAACATCTTCAAAGGGGGCTTGACAAGTCCTCTTTTTTTATGTAGACTACCTTTGTCCCGGTTGAAGATGAGGCTTTAGCTAATCTTAGAAGACTTAAGAACCACGCCATAAATTCTTTCAGATTCACTCATATAAAAGGTTCCACCGATATTGGTATTATAATAGTCTTCACTTAACAATACATTACGATTAAATTGTTCATAAGTTTCATAATAACTCATAGATTTCTTATGAGGACATAGGTAAAGTATTTCTCTAAGGAAATGTTCTTTACCTATTTTTTTTACATCTTCTTTTAATTCATCACAAGAACCAAAGTAATTTTTCCAATCAGATTCTTCGGTCTTTCTTCTTCCTGTCTTTTTGTTCTTTTGTCTTGTCCAGAAATGTTTTTTACCAATGTACTTTTTATTGTTCGTAAGATTCGTAATTATGTAAACAAATCCTTCCATTCCTTTGGGAACATCGGTAAAGACCGTTCCATTATATTGCCAATCCATAAGAAATCTTTATTTGACTATTTAGATTTGCATTCCAAGTCAAAAAGTGGTAGACTGAAAAAAATTGATAACACCCCTTATACCATGACTATACTTGAAAATACACTTCGTATCTCACACGATTGGGCAATTGATCGTATTCATGAGTTGTCTGATTATGATATTGAATCGGCACAAGCAATTCAATCTGAGTTCAGTGAATGGTTGAATCCTGATATTCCAGAACATGATATTTTTTCATTGGAATATATTGGAGATTAATCGGTTATTTTATAAATATCTCTAGTGTCAGTAAAGAGGTATAATGACATTAGATCTTCATAACTTTTTTAAGTATTATGATGATGGTAATGCGAATCATGTAGCAGCAGTTCAATGGTTAGAGGATAACCTTCCTGCTCAATTTATGGATGACTCAGAATCTGAATGGATTGGAATTTTTAGAACAAAACCACCAACTCCAGCAGTTCTTGATGTTCCATACTTTAACCAAGTAGACAACTATAGAGATGCACAAAGAACTTGCAACTCTTCATCGTGTGCTATGTGCCTTGCTTTCCTTAAACCAGGAAGCATTAAAGGTGATGATGAGTATGTTAAGAAAGTATTTGCGATTGGTGATACTACAGACCATGCAGTGCAGACTAAAGTTCTACAAGGTTATGGTATTAAATCGCACTTTAGTTATAATTTAAGTTTTGTTGATATTGATAAGAGTCTTGATAGAGGAAAACCTGTTGTTATTGGTATTCTCCACCGTGGTTCTCTAACTTCTCCTACTGGTGGGCACATGTGCGTGGTCATTGGTAAGACTCCAGATGGTAAGGGATATTATATTAATGATCCATATGGTTCTCTCAATGACAACTATACTGGTCCCGTAACGAATGGTAAGAAAACCATTTATACCAAAGCAGTTCTTAAGCACCGTTGGTGTCCAGGGGGCAATGATGGATGGGGCAGAATCTTCGATTAATTTCAAGAGAAAGATCTTACAAAGAATCAAAGATCTTACAAATCACGGAAAGCATTTAGAAGCTTCCAAACTTTTCAACAAATACTTTGGAGACGACAATGGCAAGAATCGATTTACATAACTTCTTCAAGTTCTATGACGAGAAGAACCCTAATCATGTGAAAGCAGTTCAGTGGTTAGAAGATAACCTACCAGTCAAGTATCTAGAAGATAACGTAGATTGGGCGGAGATCTATAGAGGAAAAAAGGGTAATGCGGCACCAGCATCATCAGC